GAGGCTACCTTCTCCTCTGTCTTCTTATTACCTGTATACATATCTCTTCCTGCAGTGATTAAAGGTTCACAGATACCCTGCGCAGTTGCCTGCGTAGTTCTCCCAAGTGTACGGTACACTAGAACATATTACGTTTCAACATACCGCGTCTCAATATCTTTTAGGTCATCTCTGATAAACCTCAAAGCCTCTATTCGCCCTACCATTCGGTTATAGAGTTCCATACTATCTGCCGCGCCAGACGCGAGGTACGTTTTTAGTTCGTCCTCGTACCCGTCTAGTTTACGACCCACCAGCGTAAATACGTTATCGTCCATCTCCCTTAGCAAGCTCCTTTGCTATTTCAATACCTAGTTTAGCGCCTTCTGCTTGATCTTTGCGCTGTGCGTCATCCAGATCAGTGGCAAGTTTAACACCCAAACGTGCGCCCTCTCTCTGGTTCTCAGAAGAAATTCGCTCTGCATCAAGCTGCAGTTTTGCGGTATCCATCTGAATCTTATGCTGCAATTCTTGTTGCTTCATCTGCAATTCCATCTGCTGCATCTGAACAACTGGGTCTTGCTGCTGTTGCTGTATCTGCTTTTGCTGCGCTTCCATCTGATCTTTCTGGAGGAGCTTCTCGGCAGCGTCCTTAGCAAGCCTAGAGATTTGAACCTCTACGTCTTCTGGCAAAGGCTGATCTTCATTTGGCATCTCAACACCGAGCATCTTCTCAATCTCACGACGGTACTGGAACGCAACATGTTCTGTTATATGCGCGGCCATTGCCTGCCCAATAGCTTGAGCAAACGGAGACTGACCAACCATTTCCCGCATTTTCGGGTCTTGCATCGCGGCCATATGCACGGCAATGTGCGCCTCGTGGTCCTGATACTTGAATGCTTTGACAGGCTCTTGCTTGAGCATCATCATATTTTCTGTAACAGGATCAGATGGTTTGATGTCATCTGGCAACTTAATAATGTCTGAAGCGTCCTGAATACCCAGAACCTCAAGCATCTGACGGTGCAGCTTGCCCAAGTCGTATAGTTGCGGAGCCTGTTGAGACAACTGGAGAGCCGCCTGATACTGCATGATCCTCTGGGACATAGTCGCAGCGTTGGGGTCAGACACAGGTATAACGTCTACGCGGGCATCAAAGTCTTCCTGACGATTAAAGTCACCATCCATCTCGTAATCATACGTTGACGGCATGTAATCACGGATAATGCTAGACAAGAGGCGTAGCTCTTTCTTCATAGCTGCGTGCATACGCGCCTGAACACCAGACATAACTTTCATGGAGCGTTCCATCAAAGCGAGGGTTGTACCCACAGGTGCCTGTGCGTTCATATCACCTACTTGAATGTCCGCAACCGAACCAATTCGTCTTCCCTCTTCGACAATATTGCCCAATAGAGAGTAGAGAACGCTTGATGGCTCTTTGTAAGGGATAAACGTAATCGAATCACGTATAGCACCACCCGGTACGTCAACGTCCCTGAACTCACCCGGCATAAGAGGACTGTCGTCCCCTTTGATACGCATACCCCTAGCTTTAAGGCCAGCAGGCAAGTTCGATAGTGTGCCAGCATCAATAAGCTGCCGAAGAATCGAAGTGGCAGACTTGGCGAGACCACCGATGAGATGAATAAGGCCCGTACCATAGAAACCCAGTCCCGGCAGATACTTGTAATGGACGAAATGTGCGCGTTTCTTCTTCTTACGGTCATCCTCGTACCAATTCCTTCTGATAGATAAAATTTCACGGGAGGACTTATCAATAGTAACAATATACGGACGTGCGATCCCATCAGGATCGTCAAACTCTTCTGGCATGTTCATAGTAACGTGCATCTCAAGAATTGTGTGCCGATCATCATCTTCTATAACGGCGCTCTCCCCATCTAGCTCGTCATATTTTTCTTGTATGTCTGAGAAATCTGGCTCTGGGTCAGGCAGGTCAACATCTTTGTAGAACCCTGCTACCTGTAACTCTAAGATTTCATTGGATGTTTTCTTCATTATGTGCGTATATCGTGGACAGGTCATCAAATCTGATGCCCCGTAAGACGCTACAAAGTCCTCTGCCGGAACAAACATAGCGGCTGGACGCTCTTCAATTGGGTCGTAATATACTTTTTTAAACGCAGAACCAGCGAGTGGGAGCTTGAATAACATCTGCTCTGTCTCGTCGCGGTACTCAGTCATCTCCTCTGTAAGGAGGTAATTCATCTCTGTCTGGATGCGATCAGCTTGATCTAGCTTCTCAGGGGTCATTTTACCCATAATCTTAGTACGACACGGTCCAGACGCAGGGAAAAGCTCCCCCATAGCCTGTGCTTGGAAGCGTACAACAGCCTCAGTCAGTACTGGATGAAACACACCCGACGCGCCTTGCCATGGCTGGCTGCGGTCTTCGATCTTCATACCCAGCAAATCCAAGCCTTTGACGTAAGCTCTTGCCCAATCACGGCGAGATTCACGGTCAGATTCAAAATCCCCCACAAGTTCTGACGCCATAGACTCCAGAACACCCTCTTCGATTACTTCTGCGAGGTTCTCATCGTGATTCCCACCCATAAGTTCGTCAGAGATAGTACCTTCAAAATCAATAATAACCCCACCATCACCCGTATCGATGGACACCGCTTCAGGATTTACGATCTCCACTTCGATCTCTTCCGCACCTGTGCCTTCGATGTCTAGCTCTGAGGGTTCTATCTGTCTCTCGACGGCCATTTACAGTCTCCTAACTGTGTACATGCTGAAACAATAGCAGATTATACTGCTATTCGTCTAGTGGCGAGGCGGACCATTGGGTGGGACGCCCACCTCGCCGTGAAACGCGTTTGGGAGGTACACGCTTCAAACTGCACTATAACAGAAAAAACAGGGCTATAAAGACCCCTGTTGAATTGAAGGATTGTTTTGTGTACGGTAGAGGTTGAGCAGCGAGGTTATCCATGGAAGTTTCTATACCAATGATCTGGGATATTGTGTTGGTGCTTATCATAGCTCCACTGGCTTGGTGGTTTAATCAACTTAACAATGAAGTTAAACGTCTTAACATTTTACTCAATATGACCCGTGAAAACTATATAAAACGGGAAGATCACCAGTCAGAACTCGGTAGAGTCGTGGATCATATCTTGCGTTTAGAAGGCAAAATCGACAAACTCGCGGAAAAACACTAATAATATTCCCTGCGATGCTGATAAGTTGGCTCATCGTCCATCTCATCGGACGGGAGACGGATAAATCCACCCTGCCTGAACCGCAATAGCGCCATAACCGTGGAGTCAACAAGGTCATCGTTGGACATAAACGGGAATCCGGCCACTTCTTCGACCAGCTCGTCCGCCCAACGGGTGGCTGGCACCCATACAAGCCCCGATGCAATGATATCTGCCACAGAATTAAGCCTTGCGAGCTTGTCCCCGGTGCCTCTGTGGGGCGTATACTCCTGCACAGGCAGGCCCATACGCCTCATTTCTTGGTAGAGCGCAGTTCCAGAGGACTTTTTCTCCACAATAAACGAATCTGGCTCCCATTTGTTGTATTCTTCCATGGCAAGTGTCTTTAATTCAGGAAATTCTAGCCGTTTTTTGATAGAATCCATGAGAATAAGCTGATGTGCGTTCTCATTCTCGTTGTAGAACACCCCCCACGTTGTCAGCGCGGTGTAATCGGCGCGGTTATGCTTCTCTGCTGCCGCATCAAGGGACATAATAACGTATTCTACGGCTGGTGGAGTGTCACCGGGCCATATATTCCACCATTCGCGCTTAACAATCGACGCTGCTTCGGACGTAGGCTTCTGTTGATACTGCGAGTTCCACTGGAACGCAGGCATAGACGCTTTTGTACGCTCCAAAGCCGTCAGATCAAAGAACTCAGGCCACAATGGCTTCTGTATTGGCTTCCCATCCGCGTCTTCTGCGTCCAGAATCGCCGGAAACTCAACGATCTCGTACTGATCGGACAGCGGATTCTTCACCATATCGTTAGTTACACGGCCTGTAAGGTCGTCCATGTGCCAACGTGTCTGCACAATAGCTACCCGCCCACCCGGCATCAGACGTGTACGAGCGCCAAAGGTGAACCATTCATAGGCTTTGTCAAATACTGAGAAGTTACCGTTGATAACATCCTGCTCGGAATGCGGGTCATCAACCAGAAGTAGGTCTGCACCACGGCCAGCGAGGGCTGACCCAATACCACAGGCGAAGTACTCGCCCCCAAAGTTCGTGTTCCACCGCCCCGCAGACTTCGAGTCAACCGCCAGCGCGACCTCTGGGAATATATCCTTATACGCATCTATAGAGATCAGGTTACGAACCTTCCGCCCGAAGTCCACCGCAAGGTCTGTGGTGTGCGAGACCATCATCACCTTCTTGTCAGGGTTACGCCCCAAGAACCAAGCTGGATAGAATATGGACACAAGCTGCGACTTCCCGTGACGTGGGGGTATGTTGACACATACGCGGTCTTTGGAGCCGTCTTCCAACGCCATGAGCTGATCTGCCAGTATCCTGTGGTGCCTACCCACCTTGTAGTCAGGCTGCATCCTCTTACAGAACTCAATGAGATCGTCGTGTGCTGACTGGTTGTATTGTCTCGTGGAGAGTTCTCCTACGATCTTGTCTATCTCTACCAACTCTTCAGGACTAAACGAGTCCAAGTTGTCCAGCATGTGCTGTATCTCGGCGGGGGAGAAGTCCATCTCTGTAGCTAAGTTAGCTAAATCAATCGCCATCCAGCCCTAGCTCCTTGTCCACGTCGATGGCATCGGCGTCCAAAACTACGGCGTCCTCGACCTCGGGATTCACCAGCCGTGACAGCTTCTCGCGCAGTGTGTCCTTCAGGTCGTCCGTAGTCTGGTGAGTAACTGTCACCTCAGACTTCTCTGCAAACAACCCTACATCACTGATCTTACCCAGCAGCTCCAAGGCACGTATGCGTATACGCGGGTCAGGGTTCTCTGTCTCTTCGATCAACTTGTTTGTCACCAAGTGACGTACCTGTGTCGCGCTCTTGACCACCGAATGCCCGAAGTCTTTTA